TAATAATCAACTTAAAACTAAAGTAAATGAACAACATATTAAAAGAAATACAACAAGAGCGAAAAAATCAAGATAATATATGGGGAGTGCAAAATCACAAACCTATTGAATGGGTTGGAATACTAACTGAGGAGGTAGGAGAAGCAAGTAGAGAAGCTGTTAACCACCATTTTCAAAATGGATTGGATAAGCTAAAAAAAGAAGGTGGTAGAGAAATAATGATTGCATCAATTCAAGAGGATAGATTAAAACGATACAGAGAAGAAATGATTCAGGTAGCAGCTGTTGCTGTTGCAATGGTTGAAAGTTTAGATAGAAATGAATTGAAAATAGTAAAAGACAAATGCTTGCAAAAATGTGAAAGCTGTGAAAAAGAAACGGATATTGAAACAATGCAAGCTGATGATGATTCAAATTGGTTTTGTACTGAATGTTGGGAAGTTTTATCACCTATTATGAAAGCGGATTTTAAAGAGCTTGTTAAAAAAGGTGAAATATAACTAAACTGCTTCATGTATTTTATTAAAATAATTAATAACTTTACTTAAAAATTATATATTATGAAAAAAATTAAAATTTTACTATTAGGTATCTTGGTAATAGCTTTATTTTCTTGCGACAGTGATGATGACGGCGTTTATAACGAATTGAGTAACACATCTTGGCAATACGAAAAAATAACAGAAACCAGTGTTTTAGGTTTTAACAAAGTTGAAACCGAAACCTATATTTTATTGATGAATTATAATGATGAGATAACCTTAAATTATTTTTATAAGAATAACATTTCATCAGATCACGATAAAAACGAACTTACAAAAGGCACTTTCACATACAAGCACCCTGAATTAAAGTTTAAAACAAATGAAGGCGTTACAACAATATATACAATGAATGCAACAAAAACGAGCCTAACGGACTCAGAAGGTAAGGTTTTTATAAAAGGATAACTAAAAATAATTTCCTATATTTACAATTCAGGAGTTAAGAACTCCACTTTTTCATAGCAATTTTAAAACCCTCGAGTACGAGGGTTTTTTATTAACCATCAGCCGTATCATCTTCAAACTCACATTCAAAGTCGATAGCGTATTGAAAATAACCGTGTCGGCTTTTTTCTTTGCCCTGGTTAGTGCGGCTTAAACTATCAAAATTTTGGGTATAAAAGCCTTGCAACATAGCATAAACGTCGGCTATTTTAGTGTAAACGTCTAAACTTTTAGTAAGTTCAACCGTAGGTGTATTGCTAGCGGTACGTCCAATAGGGTTAAAAACCAAGCGTACTTTAATTTTAGCTTTACACTCTTGTATGGTATCGGTTATATTTTTTAGCGGAGTAACACTTATGCTAATTAAAGCAGCTGGCAAGGCTATTGGTGGGCGTTCGTTTCCGTCTAATTGGTTACAATCTAAATCCACATAAAATTCAGGATGTTCGGCTTTAAATTTTTCTAAAATGGCGGTATAAATAGTTGTCATTTAATTGAGTTTTAAAAGTTAATTAATTAGTGTTTAAATGCTATTTTTTTAAAATGCGTTTTACTTCAGTTTTAATTTTAGCATTTATGTTTTTAGTTAATACTACAGACGGCCCCACAAACGGACGTGCTTGTTGTTGAAATGCCTTTTTACCATATATTTTACTCATCAATCCTTGTTGATGTACTGCTGCATAAGGTTTGTTATTAATAACTTTAACACCATTAGTGATATAGTTAAAATTAAACGCATTACGCAGCTCTTTGGTTTCGCCACTTAATATTTTGGCAGTTGTACGTGCTGGAGACATTTTACCTGTTTGTCCGCTATGGCCGTACCACCCAGAAGTTTTATCACGTCTTTTAACATCTTGCCATTTTACCAAGTTTTCATCGGTAAAACCTTCGTTATCAAATGAACTTTGAAAATGATTAATAGCTTCAGTTCCTAAGATGTCTTTAATATCATCGCCCTCCACAAAGTCTTTCAATTCTTTTATGGTATCATCAAACTTTTCTAAAAACACATCAAAATCCATTATCTAATTATTTTTTTGTATATTTGTACTGTGAGGAGTGCAACCGTGTATTCGTGGGCTCGTCATTCCAGGCCACTTTATTGTGGCTTTTTTTATGGCTTATTTTTAATATAAACGATGGTTTCGCTCTCAATACACACAATAGTTTTAAAGCTTTTATATTGACGGGTGTTTTTTAAACCATTGTACTTAGCTAAACCACTTTCAAAGTTTTGCACGTTGAATTTTCCTTTTGGGAAATACAATACAGCTACTTCAGTTATTTGTTTGGAAGCGCAATGTTTTAAACCGTTTCTAATATTATTGGCAGTCCCAGTTGTGGTACTTGCAATTTCCAACACGGCAGCATTCCAAGTTCCGTCAGGATGCTTCACTTTAAACGTATTGCTAGGCTCATTTTCAAAAATTACGGCATCGCCATTTTTAAAACCTGCTTTTTGCACTTCCTTTTCTTGATAGCCTAATTTTTTATGAAAATTATGACCAACGTGACTTGCCATTAAACCACCAGTGCTTTCATTAAATTTTACATCGCTGTAATTTGTATCTTCTTTTAGTTTTAAAAATAGTGTCTTATTTTTTAAGATGCGCTCCTGCTCTGTTGTAGCAAAATCGGTTATTTGTTTGTGCAGTTTCTGATCAGTTTCTTTTACATAAGGCACTTCACTAAGCGTAACAAATTCAGCTGTTTTAGCAGGATTGTTGGCGAACAACTTATTTACTTTTAAATCTTCTGGCACTTCAGTTGGTTCTTTGTCTGTTGGTTTCACACTACAATCGCAATTCCAATCGCTAGGCGGCAAATGAGTATCCCACCAAGGATGTTCAATTGGTAAAATAGTGCCAACCAACGCAAAATGTGTGTCACGTTTATTTGCAGCGCCACTTTCTAAATACTCTAAATTTGGGTATAAATGCTTTGTTTTTAAAAAGCGTTTGTAATTTACTGCAGCACGTGCTTTTTTTACTGCAGTATTGTATTCGGTTCTTAGCCAATTTTCGTCATAATCTTTTGAGATTTTTAGGGCCAATTTTTTAAAGTTCCGAAACGATCGTAAGTTACCGGTTTCGTCAACTAATAATTTTACAATCTCTTGTGTTTCCTGGTGACTTTTAAACGCTGCAAATACAGCTGTATTTACGCTAAATTGTTTTATAAAACCGGCGTTCTCTACTCCCCAATCTGCACCAGCTTCATCAAAGGCTACATTAATACCTTGTTGTAATGCGGTATTGTGAATTTGAAACAATTTTTTATGAACTAACTGCGCAACTTGTTTGCCGTAAATGTCTTGTAGTGCCTCTAATAAAAGCTTTGAAACATTCACATTATACGGATTACTTGCCGTAATACTGTTTATTAATTTTGTTGCGAAGTTTGTGTTGTTCGCCCCGACTTGCGGGGCTTTTACGAAAAAATCCCAAACCTCTTTTAAAAAACTTTTAGACTCAGCTGCAGCAGCTATTTTTTTCGCTTTCTTTTTTGCCTCTTTCTCTTTTTTATTCTCAGCTTCTTTCTCAGTTTCAAGTGCAGCTTTTGATTTAGTAGTAGGGTTTCCAGGTTCAGGAGGAACAATTTCTTCAGTGGTGCTTTTACCTACCACAGCTTCATTTTCTTTTGGAACTGGAATGCCATATTTTTCGTACAAATGACTTTGAGGAATAGGTAATACGCTAGATAGCTGTACAAGTTCAGCTACTTTTAAAGCTTCAACTGCTTTCGGAAACACAAACTTTCCACCTTTAACTGGATAGCCTCTAGCTTCTAAAATTGGTAAAAATGTGTAGTTTAAAAAACGTTGTACATAACGCAGATCACTTAAATGTTTTGCTTCAGAAATATCTTGATGTACTTCGCCTAAACTGCGTGCGCCTTTATCGCCGGCAATAGTAGTTAATGTTTCGCCCTGGATAGTTATTAAGATTTCTTCATTACAAGCTTTACGAAAATCGTTGTAAGAAGTACCACTACTACCATTACCGGTATTTTGCACTGTTTCAATGTCAGTTTCTTTAGGAACGACCATCCAAGGTGCAGCACCTGCATTTTCCATTGCAGTTTCTAGTATTTTTTTACTAGCAGTATCATGTGCGTTGTATTTACCCACGCGCTGAGGCATTCCAAAAATTTCCAACCATTGTGCGTAATCTCCAAACCCACCACGTTTATAAATAACATACGGCGCTGTTTTTAAAAATAACCCCCAATCACCAGGTTTACCAAGCACTACAATATTTGGGTTATTTTCATACGGGATACCGGTTAAATCGGAAGATTTTAAAAGAATTTCCTTTCGTTTTAAATTGATATGACGCACGTCAATTTCTTCAATTTTAAAGCCATCTATAAAATTTAATTCAAATCCAGAACGTCCAAAAAATTTCTTTTTCATGGCGTATGTTAATAAATCTTCAAAGGCTGGAGTATCTATTAAATCTAAAATTACATCTACTTCATTACCTTGATCGTTTAAAAACGTAACATCACTATTGGTAATGGCTGCAATTCTTTTATCGGTGGCATCTGCTAAAACGCCATCAATTAATAAATCTAGAAATAGATCATACAGCTTAGCTGGAGATTCGTTATCTAAAGAGCCATCAGCACTTTTTAAATTGCTCCTCCAATCTCCAACATTAGAAGTTTCACGGCGTGGTGCTTTAATAATTATTTGGTCGGTTATATTGTTCGTTTTTTTTGCCATAATTAAAAATGATTATCTCGTTTAGGGTTGCTGCCTGTTCTTATTGTTGTATTACTTACATCGCCATCCTCTTCTGTTATAGTAGGTAAGTCTGGGGTTATCAGTCCCTTTTGTACGCCTTTTAGCCAAGCTATTGCGCTGTTATATCTTTTTTCGCGTAATTCCAATTCAACACCAGCGTTGCTTAATACTAGAAAGTGCCACACAGCAATGTCTTTTAAAAAAATCAGCAACAAAGCATTTCTATCGGAATCTTCGGCTGTAAAGATTACCTCAATGTCATAAGCGGTTAAATAGCCTTTAGCCTCTACAATTGCACCATCTATAGCAGCGGTTAATAATGTATCATCTCCCCTACTAATGGTTGCGATATTCTCGGCATATAAATGTGTTTTTAATTCTTCTTTTGTAATCATAATTAATAGCGTTTATTATTTTGTCTGTAGCTGCCTACAGTGTAACTGTTTGCCGAAAGCGTTGCAATTTTTTCATTGGCAATCCACACACCACCTTCAATACAATCGGGTCCATCGGCAGGTGATTTCATTTGTGGATTGATGAGTAGAAATTGTTCTACAAGGCGCTTAAAATGCGGATTCTCTTTTTCTTTTTCATTTAAAATGAGTTGTCCCATTCTATTTTTAGGCTCTAAATTTCCTTCAATACGGCTGAATTTCTCAGGCTTTTTTCTGTCGTCTGGCACAATGCCAATAATGCCTTTTTCCTTTCCTTTTTCAAAAAATAACGGTATAAAGACTTGTTCGTAAAAAGGGTTTTGAAGTGTATTGTTTTCAATGTAGTTGTACACTTGCGTTCGCTCATTAACATAGTCTTTGATACCGTAAAACCAATCTACAAATTCAGCATTCGTAACGTGATCTAAATAACCGTATATCACATAAAACTTTCCGTCTTTATAACCAATTAGCCAAATAGCTTTAAAACTTCCTTTTTTGTTTTTGCTGTTACTTGGTGCAGGATCACCATACGCAATTAGGAAAGGAAACGTACGTAGTTGTGGTACTGTTCCCCAATGCATTTCAGTAAAGACATCGCCCTCACTTAACGGATTGTTCATGTATTCCGCTTGAAACGCAGCAGTTGAAATTTTAGATTTTATCCGTGCAATATGTTCATCGGTATTTTTTTCTTTCCAGGTACTTTCGCCGTTCTCGTCTTCTAAGTTTACAATATCAACTTTGTCGGCCATTTTCATAGCACGTGCCACACAGCAATCTTTTGCCATTAAGTTGCCTAGCCATATATACTGCGTATCTTTTGAAACTGAGCGCGTAGGGAACAAAGCACGTTCAAACCATTTCCAACGTTTGTCAATAATATCAGGATTACGAACGTCATCATCTGTATCAATATCTGAAATAATGATTTTGTCTGGTCTAACTTCTTCATTACGAGAACCACGAGGGGATTGCCCGGCACCAACCGCTAAAAAAGAAGCGCCTTTGGTAGTTACAAAATCACCTGCAGTCCAACTGCCCGGCAATTGCTGAATATCATAATCGTGAATAATGCGCTCATTTTTCTCAAGATTTAATTTGTAAGGTGTTATTAATTCTTCAGCCTTGTCATAAGAACTTGAAATAAAGAGAATGTTTTTTTTTGCACCGGTAAGTGTTTGGTACAACGTTTCCATCATACACACAATATCTTTCGCTAACTCACGAGACCATACGCGGCATTCGTACCATTCATTATTATTTAATAAACGCTTGGAAGCTTTTACATGAAAAGGAGCTGCAGGTGCAAAACAGTATTTTGGAAAGTAGAATTTTTTCCACTCCTCAAAGTTGCCTTCCAGTTTTTTAATACGTGCTTTTTGCTCTTCTTTGGTTTCATTTTTTGTAGCAATTACAGCAGCTATGTAATTTTCAAAATAACTATCCCAATTAGTGAGTGCTTGTTTGTTTGATATTTGTTTACCGCGTGCCATTACTTACTTAATTCATTTTTAATAAAGGCA